GGAATTATGACAAAGATTCTGATACGTATTTTATTACAGAGAAAGAAATGCTTGAACTGTCTGCTGTACCTGTACCGGCGAACCCTAATGCTTTGCAAAATAGTCTGGGAAAGGCTATGGACGATGGCGTGATAAATGAGCAAGAAGTTCATGAATTTTTTATGTCAAGTAAAGAGTTTATTGAAAGTTTAAAGCAGGAGAAAAATGATGATAATGAAACACCTATTACAAGTAATACTGATGATGATACTCCCGATCCTGGCGATGATAATATTGATAATAGCGCAGTTAAAAAGCCAGAGGAAAAAGGATCTGAAAATAACGAAGGGACTGTATCAGGACAAGAGTTGACATGCGATAAGTTGTCAAAAAATCAATGCCCTTTTATGAAAATGAGCCCAGGTGTTGAGGAGCTTAAAAAAGAAATCAATATAGAAAAAACACAGATAAATATTGATGATTTAAAAGAAGTGAAAAACATATATAAAGACATATTCAAATCAGCAGATAATTCCGAAAAACCGGAGATAATATCAAGCAATGATTTGAAATCTTTAAAAGAAGAATTTAAAACTGAAGGAGTTTAAAAATGATTACATGCAGTGTCTTTGGACATTGCCGATGAAGGCGATACGGAAGTGGATGATACTATCAAGGAATTGAAAGAGTTGATCCCGTTTCTGAAAACAGCAAAAGAATTTATCACAAAGTCTAATGCTGATCGTGATGAAAAAGTAGCTACTATTGAAGAGGGCATTGATGCCGTTCAAAACCGAATTGAAGAGGTTGCGAAAGATATCGTTAATGCTAAAAATCGAGTGATCATAGGACAGAAGGATCTGGATTATGAACAGAAAGTCGATTTCGGCAAGTTCTTTGGTTCTATGTATCGTTTGAAAGTTGCTCCGTCAATGGAACATGCAAACCGTATAAAAGAATTACAAGACAAATATATGTCACCTGCACAGAAAGCCTTACAGGAAGGTACTGATAGTGAAGGTGGATATTTAGTACCTGAATTATTCAGGGATCAGATCTGGCGAGTAGTTGAACAGGCATCAGTCGCTATGAGAGATGCTCTTGTCATTCCTAATATGAAAGGCAAAACTCTTCCGGTTCTTTCCCTGGCTTCTGGCGTTTCCGTTTCATGGGTTGATGAAGAGGCCGCAAGTGTTGCTTCTGATCCTGCCTTTGGAAAAGCTACACAGGATTTTAAAAAGATGTTAGCTCATACAATCATCTCTAATGAATTGTTAGAAGATGAGGAAACAGGCTTAACTAATCTTTTAATTGTTTTGTTCGGCGAAGCAATGGGTGCTGAAATTGATGCACAAGTTTTTGATGGCTCTGGCTCTCCTTTTACTGGAGTGTTAAGAACATCAGGAGTCAATACCGAAACAATGACTAATACTGAAATCGCAAATGTTACTATTGATAATTGTTTCAATGCTGATACTCTGCTAAAGGCGTCAGTAAAAAATGGTATGAAATGGTATATGCACAGAACTATTCTAAATGTTCTGCGTAAAACCAAAGCTTCTACATCTGGAAATTATCTCTGGGTTGATGCTGTTAATGGAAATCCTGGAACGCTTGCAGGGATTCCATATGAACAGGTTGAAGCAATGCCGTCAACTGCTGACCAGGCTCTGAATAAAGGCTTTATTGCTCTCGGGAATATGAAAAATTATATTATCGGGACTAAAGGCGGAATGACTGTTAAAGTTTCTGACGAATTGAGAATGCTCAACGATCAGACAGTATTTGTTTTCAGACAGAGAATGGCTGCAATAGCCGGACTCGCTGCTGCTTTCGCAGTTATCAAAACAAAAGTAAGTTCTTAATAAAAAATAAATAGAGGGGCGGGATTAATTTCCTGCCCCTTAATATAAGGAGAATTAAAATGACAAAGGTGATGGTTAGAATGGTAGCAAATGCGAACTGCGGAGTTGAGGAGAAAAAGGGGGGGAAAACTGTTATAGTTGAAAAGTCTTTTGTATCAGGCCATTTTCTGGAAGTTGATTCCGAATTACGAAAGGGTTTGAAACAATCGTCAATGAGTCGGGACGATTATAAGGAATTTTACGGATCAGAGAAAGGCGGGAATTTATTTGATAAACAATTAAAAGCATATCGCGCGAAAGGGCAGGTCAAGAAATGAAAAAAAGACCGAATAAAAAGAGTACAGTAAACAACAAAAAAGCGAAGAGAAAGTATTCTAATAAAATGATGAGGACAGATAAATAATGTTAGTAAGTTTAGCAGAACAAAAAGTTTATATGGACAAAGAGGGATCTGACAAAGACGAGATCCTGAATGTTCTCTTGGCGAATATGAATGATGCTGTATTGACATTCCTGGGTAGAGATATTGAAAGTACAGAGTATAAGGAACTCTATTCAGGTTCGGGCGATTATGAATTGTTTCTTGATAACTTTCCTATTATTTCTGTTGAGGTATTAAGCCAGGATATAAGCAAAGACGATAAAACGTATGGCGATGAGATTGATTCGGATGATCAGTTACTGAATAAAGAAGCTGGATTTATTGAATTGTTTAATGATACGTTTACAGCATCGCGAAGAAATATATATATTGAATATACAGCCGGATATGCTACTGTCCCGAATGATTTAAAAGAGGTTGTCGAGTATTTAGTTTATAAAAGGTTTTTAGATGTTGATAATCAGAGAGTTGGAATGACTGCTAAAAATATCCAAGGTGAGAACGTGAGTTTTGTATTTCAGGATTTGACAAAGGTGCATAGAGATATAATAAATAAATACCGGAAAAAAGCAAAAGAGAATTATGGAGTTGCTGTTACCGGATGGGCGGAGGAATAATGCCGGAACTCGGACTAAGACTCGGAAATGAAAATACGTTTATTAAATATAAACAGCTTGTATCTGGATTCGATTCTAATTTTAAAAAGGTTATGTTTCGGGCTTTGGCACATCTGGAAAGAATGGCAGATACTAATCTGGCCAAAGGGATCTTCGGAGTTAAAGCGAGATCAGGAGCAGCAGGACTGCGTGGCGGGTTCGTCCAGAAAGTTGTCGGAAAATCAGGAAAGATCACTGCAAGCTTGATTAATAAAAAGATATATGCTGCTATCCAGGAACGAGGCGGCAAAATAAATATTAGTGAACAGATGTCAAAGTTTGCATGGTTTAAATTTTATGAAACTGGCCTGGTTATGTGGAAAGCCATTGCATTAAAGAAAGGTCAACAGATTACTATCCCTGCTCATTTTTATATGAGAGGGACTTTGATGAAAGAGAAAAACAGAATTTTAGAGCTTATCCAAGATGGGATAATCCGGGATTTAAATAAATGAGTATAAGAGAACAGATCAGAGTAAATATTATTACTGTACTCGGAACGATTTCAACCGGAAGCGGATATAATTTCACGATCGGCTCTGTTGGTAAGCAGTTGAAAGATTTTGATAATATAAAGAGTGATGACCTTCCGGCAGTATTTGTAATTAATGCAGATGAGAAAAAAGATGATGCAGATGTGAATGAATTAAGCAATACTTTGACCGTTGCTGTTTATCTGGTCGTAAAAAATAAAACAGATGCTCCAGGAGATCTGGACAACTTGTTAGAAGATGTTGAAAAGGCTGTTTGTCTTGATCGATACAGGGGACTGCCGAATTTAGTAGTCAATACAAGACCTGCGAAAATTGAAACTGATAAGGGGAGCGTGCCTCCTTTTGGATTCGCAGAGATCGATTTTGAGGTTGAATATTTTCAGCCGTATGGAGCACCATAAGGAGAGTTAATATGAAAAGACAAGACAAAGTATGGTTTAAACAAATGAATATTTGGTTTAAATCTAAAGACCAGAGAATTAAAGAAGACAATATTCGGTTGAAATATGTGAATGATATTGCTGAAAATTACAAAAGGCAGGCTTCGTTGTTAAAAGAAGAAATCAAATTGAACATCCTGTCTATGAATTTAGGGATTGCAGATGTAAAAAGATATAGAAAGGAAATAAAAAATGAAAAATAATTACTGGGAAGAAAGATATAAAAAACAAACATTAGAAAAGACAGTCGCTCCAGTTCGTTGGAATGATGCCGAGTTCAAAAAGCATACTGATGATACTATAAAGACTTGTTCAAATATTCTGAAAGGTAGAAAGATTAAAGTCGACACTGCTTTGGATTATGGTTGTGGAATGTCAAGGCTAAAACCCCTGGTTGATAGTGTTTGTGATACATATATAGGCTGTGACATGGTTGAGAGTGCTCTCGTTTACAATAGGGGGGTCTTTCCGGGCATAGAGTATATAAACGTTGACGAGGGTATAAAAGATCTCACTGTGGGGCTTATATGGACTGGCTTTGTAATACAGCATATAATGGATGATTCGGAAGTTCAGGAACTATTTCAAACCTTTTATGATATATTAGAGAAAGATGGCTATCTGATTATTCTGGATTGTTATGATCAGAATTTAGAAGATGCAATTCATATTAAATATAGGCGGGATGATCTGGTCATTGGATGGCTCGAAGATGCAGGCTTTAATAATATAGAGATTGTACATGAAGATTATTTTGGAGCTGATGGGATTCATTCTCTATTGATAGCGAGGAAACAAAATGAAAAAATATAAATATGTTTATAAAGGTACTTCCGGGATTTCTGTATGTGGTCAGGTTGCGAGAAAGCCGGGCGATATTATAGAGATCCCTATAAAGAATTATACACATAAAAAATTTGTTTCAAAGGATGGCGGGAAAAACTATCCGAAAGGAATACATAAACTCGCAGGAGTTGGATCTGGAATAGATTGTCTATTAATAGGGCGTGGTGAGAGTTCAAAGAAATTTGATTATAAAGAAATCAAGGGTATAAGGATTGCTATAAACCCCAGGATTGAATTATTAAAAAAGATTGATGTTGATTATATTGTATATCTGGAAAATAATTACTCTGATTATATCAATAAACATATAAAATATTTTAAAGATATTGCTATTATCGGGAATGGCCTGGCCTTGAATTGTGAAAAGGTTGATTATTGTTATGGTCGGGATGATCTGATTGAAGGCAACAGTTCCGGGTTCTATGCCGTACAGATTGCACAGTTGATGGGATTTAAAAATATATCATTGATCGGGTTTGATTATTCAGGAAAGGAATATAAAAAAGAAACTTTTGATTTATGGTTGAGTGATTTTGATAAAATAGATATGAAAGGAATTAAACAATTAAATAAAAAATCCAATTTAAAGGAGTATTAAAATGGGAAAATTAAATACAGGAAAAGGTTATATCGCTATTGCCGCACAGGCGAATAAAGGGAGCGCAGTTACAACTCCGGATATTTATCTTAAATATCTTGAGGAAAGTTTCCAGAGTGAACATGAAAACTCTTTCGAGAGAGAGGGCGGGGACGATGAGCTTGTTGTAACCGGGATTAAAAATCTACATAGAGAGAAATTCTCTTTCAAGGTTTATGCTCGTCCTGATATTACTGCGTATTTGTATTCGTATATTCTGGGTGCTGATTCTGTAACAGGAACAGGCGATCCATATACTCATGTAATAACAAGATTAGCAGGAGGCAGATTGTGGTTGACTATTCAAAGAATGATTGCTGATAATTTTATCTTGATTTATACCGATGCAAAGATTGAGTCGATTACTTGTGAAATGGAAGCGGGAAAACCTGCGACATTGTCTGTTGAGGGATCTGCCTTGACTTCATTAATTGATACAACAGAATTAAGTCCGTCTTATGAGTCTGTACTTCCATTTGTTATGTATAATGGAGAGGGAGCATTCAAAATTGATTCTACTGTTGACTCTGATATAAAAAAAGTAATGGTCAAAATTGCCGTGGCAAGTCAGGATGGTATGCAGACAGATGGGTTGTTACTCGGAGATCTTCAGGATCTGAAACTTGATATTGATGTAAGTATCGAAAAATTTGCTGATGGGACTGCTCTATATAAGAAGACTGTCTATAATAATGAAACAGCACCGGATTCAGGGATCTATGATATTGGCGAGGTTGAGTTTGATTTGAAGTTGACTGAAACTGTGGCCGATGATCGAGAATTCAAAATCAATGTAAAAAAAGTTTTAGGTCAACCAGTAACAGGCGACAATTTAAAAGGCGAACCGGAAATCATGACAGAGGTATTCGCAGGGATCGGAGCGAAACCGGACTCAGGCGAAATTGTAACAGTAACAATGAAAAATTCGCTGTCTGCGGATTTAGCATAATTAAATAGAAAGGAGAGTTGTATGCCGTTAAATGTAAAGAGTATTTTGCCGGAGAGAGATTACATCGAGTACAAAGATCAGAAGATCTGGGTCGATGCTAATCTCCCGGAAGAGATGTTGTTTGATTTTAAAAATATGGCTAAAATTGACGAAAAGAATTTTAAAAAAGAAGAGTTCCAAAAGGTTGTTGATGTTATATCGACTGTTTTAAAATATCCGGATGACAATGATAAGGAGTTAGTTGATAAAATGTTTAAGACTATCTCGTTTGTTGAGAAAATCAAAATCATTATTTTCATATCTAATTTTTTAAAGGGTGTAATGGACGATGAAATGAAACAGATCAAATTGGATAAAAAAAAAATAGAGTCCGAAACCTCATAGTTATATTGTCGCACTTTAATGGAGCGATAACTTTTAAAGATGTCTGGGAAAGTCATCCTGTATTTGAACAGATTATTATGGATATATACAATGATGAAATGGAACAGCAGGACAGCTCAAATAAAAAGGCAGCTGTCCAGAATACTATAAACAAATTAAGAGGAAAATAATGGGCAGTAATGTTGTTGAAGTTAAAATAGTCGGAAACTCTGCATCTGGAAAGAAAGCTGTTGCCGGAATGAATAAAGCTCTTGCCAAAATGAAAACTAAAATAGCAGGAATGAAAGGCGTTCTTAAAAACTTCAAAAATAACTGGATAGGTATTACGGCGGGATTGGCCGGGATGTTTATTGCAGGGAAAAAATCTTTGTCATTATTTGCAGAGCAGGATCGAGCAGAAAAAGCATTGACCGCTACATTTGAAAAACTCGGAGATGCAACAGGAGAGAGCACAGAGAAATTTAAAAAGTTCGCCAGTGCTCAACAGCAAGTTACGAAATATGGGGATGAGGTTACAATTTCAGCAGCCGCAATAATGCAGTCATTGACAAAGTTGGATGAGGAAGGCCTTGAAAAAGCTATGGAAGCGACAATGGATTTCGCCTCTGCTCAAAAGGTTGATTTGGTGATGGCTGCTCGATTAGTTGGAAAGACTATCGGGACGACAACTGATGCCTTGACTCGGTATGTCGGGGACAGTGGTTTGAAAGGTGTTACCGATAATAGTGAAAGAGCGGCTCTGGTTACGAAAAAATTAAAAGATGAGTTCGGGGGAATGGCTGAAATAGAGGGAGCAAGTGCAGTCGGTCAGTTGGAAAGTATGAGCAATGCTCTCGGTGATTTACAAGAGGCTATTGGTGAGGCTTTGATGCCTGTAGTGCAACCTTTTATTAAAGCAATATCAATGATGGTTACTGTTTTTGAAAAGTTACCCGCTCCTGTTAGAACTGCCGCTGTTGCGATAGTTGTCGCCCTGGCTGCTGCTTTGATTGCATCGAAATTATTAAATAAATCATTAATGCAAAATCCTTTTATTCTGATTGCCTCTATGGCTATTATTGCAGGTGTTTTCATTTTAGCTAATTGGGGTAAAATAAAAATATGGTTCGTGAAATTCTGGGCGAAGATTAAAGAATTGTCTGCTGTTACCTGGGCTGCTATGAAGCTCGGTGCTCTGGTTGCATCAAGTATAATTATAGAGGCTGCTGAAAAGTGGATGTTTTTATATATAAAAGGTCTGGGATTAATAGCCGAGGCGAGTAATAGAGTTTTTGGAACGGAAGTTTTAAGGGTTGATGAATTAGTAAATAAATTACAAGGTGCAATAGAACAGAAAATCGAAATGCAGAAAGAAGAACTTGAAGAAATAAAAAGGATCAATGCTGAAAAGGCTGCTATGAGAGAAGAGCAAGAAGCTATAGACGAAAAAAAAGAAAAGAAAAAATTAAAAAAGAGTCAGGAAGATTTGAAGAAAAAAGCCAAAGAGGAAAAGGACACAAAGGCTAAAGAATTGACTGAAAGGGAAAAAGAAGATG